ACAAGCGGATACATTGTAACTTCACATAATGGCAAAAGTGCTTATGCACTACATAGATACATTATGAAAGTAAATAGAGAAGAATGTATTGACCACATTAATAGAAATCGAGTAGATAATCGAAAATCTAATCTTCGTATAAGTACCATTCAACAGAATAATTGTAACAAAGATAATTCCAATAACTATTCTAGTGGGCACAAAGGAATCAGTTGGAATAAAGCAATAAGTAAATGGGAAACGTACATAGATAAAAATTATCAACGAATCAGGTTGGGTTATTTTACTGATTTAGAAGAAGCAATTAAAGTTAGAGAGCGAGCAGAAAATCAATATTTTGGAGAATTTTCTTGCATCAATAGTAACCAAATTGCAGAACAAAATTCTGTTTGAACAAAATGGTTTTGGCGAACCATCAAACAGAGAAGTAATACTTAAAACAAACATAAAACATAGCTTAATTAAATTCCAGTTGATTAAAAAGAATAGGGTTTTATTTGTTGGGTGACATGGCACACCCTTGAGCTTTTACGCTCTAAAACGCCATTAAACATAGATTTGTACATAAAGTTACTCTATGTTATCGGTTCGAAAGAACTGTTGATTATATGTTACCAAAAATATTTTAAATATAAGGAGGCTATTTTTAAATGGCAAAGAAGGAAAAGAAGATTTTAGAAAAGAAGAATTGGTCAAACACTTTTCAGCTTATTGGAGAAGCAAAGGTTAACGATTATACCTATAAGTTGAATGAGAAGTCTACGAGTTCCGATTGGGTTTATAACAGCTTGAATCTTGGAATTTTCTGTGGTGAAACCTGTGGAACTGTTTATGCAGAACTTATGGGTGGATATGGAGAGGAAAGAGATAATGTTGTTTACGTTCATGGTAAGGACGCAGACGGAAAGGATGATTTCGATAACAAGTTCACTATTGATTGGGATGATAGATTCGATGATTCTATTCTTGAAACTGTTGGTGATTTGTGTTTCTTAACTGTCGGTCTTGAGAAGGACAAGAATAATAAGGTTTATTATAAGAAGTTCCTTACCCCATACGATATGATTGCTTATATTAATGAGAATCTTGAAGATGGTATGGTTGTGAATGTAAAGGGTAATCTTAAGTATTCTACATATAACGATAATGTACAAGTTAAGAAGGAAATCAATAGCATCGTTCTTTCTAAGGTTGATGATAGTAGTAAGTATGCAGCTAGATTTACTCAGACTATGCTTCTCACTAAGGATAGCGTAGGAAAGGCAGATAAAGACACTGGTATCCTCCCGATTTATGCAAAGGTTCTTGATTATGTTAAGGAATACAAGGGCAAGGAAGTAAAGTGTAATATTCCTTATGATAAGACTTTTGAGTATGAACTTGATTTGTCCAATCCTGAGATTGTAAAGAAGGTTGTTGAAAAGGTATTCAAGGTACAGAAGGGAGTTACTGAAGCTACCTTTGAAGGTGATTTGATTGAAGGTGGATCAGTAATTACTGCGACAGAAGATGATATCCCAGATGATATCAAAGCTCTTATTGCCATCGGAGTATTTACCTTAGAAGAAGCACTTGCAAAGTGTACGGTAAGTTCAGGAAGAGAAAAGAGAATGGTAATTAGAAAGCCTCTCATTAAAATGGTAGAGGATAAGGAAGGTAATAAAACTCCTACTATTCAGAAGGTTGAAAAGAAGTACGAAGAAGAAGATTTGATTCTTGATTTTATGCTTGCTTCTGATGACGAAGTAGAAGAAGAGGAAACAGAGTCTGATGTTGAAGATGCTGATGATGAAGTAGTTTCCGGAGATGATAATGATTGGTTAAACAATCTGTAAAATTTTATAACGTAGCCCCTTAATTGGGGCTACACTAAGGAGAACAATGCCTAAATTTAAAAATATTTTAGGAGAAGAATTTGGTAAATTAAAAATTATAGAAATGCTCGATGACCATTATACTTCCGGCGGAAACAAAAAACACATGTGGAAAGCATCTTGTGATTGCGGTAGACACAATAATGTAATTGGTTCTACATCTGATTTTACAACTGGGAAATTATGGAGATGTACTTATTGTGTTAAAGAAGAGGCTTCTACTAGAATGTCTCGTAAAAATAAAAAGAATAATAGGTATTGTTTATTAGACAAATACGGAATCGGATATACCTTAAAAGGCGAAGAATTTTGGTTTGATTTAGAAGATTACGAAAAAATTAAAGATTATTGTTGGTATAAACATCATAAGTATTTTGTAGCAAAAATTGATGGCAAAGAGATTGGTTTACACAAACTTGTTATGGATGATTTTCTTAATGAATATGATATAGACCACATAAAAACGGAAAATAAATTCGATAATCGGAAATTAAACTTGAGGAAAGTAAGTAGAAGCGAAAACAATACAAACAAAGTTATTCAGAAAAATAGCACCTCTGGAGTTACTGGTGTAAGATTCCATAGCAGAGACAATATATGGGAAGCAAATATTAATATAAACAAAAAATACACATATTTAGGAAGGTCGGATAGTTTTTCTGTTGCATGTAAATTAAGAAAAGATGCAGAGGAGAAGTATTATAAAGAGCATTCTTATAACAACTCACAAAAATTGTATGAAGAAAGGATAAATAACAATGGCATACGGTAAGAAAAATGTAGTAAAAATTGATCCATTAGCTTATAACATCGGATTAATTGGAGAAAGCGGTATCGGCAAGACAACTATTATCAAAGAAATGTGTGAGAAGCTTACTGGTTCTAATGATGGTTACTTGTTTTTAGAATGTGGCAAGGAAGATGGTGCAGATGCAATCAATGGAATTAATTATATTAATTGTCCAGAATGGTCTGCTGATTACGATGAGTTTTCAAACTCTATCGGATTTGAAGATTTAGTAGACGACATCATTGATAATAAGACAACGGAATACCCATTATTAAGAACGGTAATTATTGACACATATGACCAGTTGATTGAAATTGCAAAACCAGAAGTAATTAGAATGCATAACAGAGAAAACCCAGAGAAGCCAGTTAAGTCCATTAAGGCAGCTTTTGGTGGGTATATGGCAGGTGAAGATAAGGCTACCGAAATTGTACTTGAGAAGCTTTGGAGTCTAAAGAAGGTTGGAGTTTCTTTTATTATTATTGGTCATGTTAAGCAACGTGAACAAGAAGATGTTTCTACCGGACAGAAGTGGACTTCTTTAACAACCAATATGTCTATGAGAGATTTCAATGCAATTAAGACCAAACTTCATTTCTTAGGTGTGGCTTCTATTGATAGAGAGATTGTTCAAGAGAAGACTGGTAAGAAGGACAACAAGGGCAAAGATGTTACAAAGGGTGTAATTGCAAAGGAAAGCAGAAAGATTACATTTAGAGATGATTCTTACTCTATTGATAGTAAAAGTAGATTCGCAGATATTGTTCCAGAGATTGAATTTACACCTGATGCTCTTATTAAGGCAATTACAGATGCAATCAAGAACGAACTTGATAAGAGTAATAGAGATGTAGAAGATGTTAAAAAGGAACAAGAAGCTGAAGAAGCTGAGAGATTAAAGGAAATTGCCAAGGCTGAAAAGGATAAAAAGGAAACCAAGAAGCTTGAAGATGTTGTAAGTAAGATTACGGATTATATTAAGGCAAACAAGTCCGATATGGATAAGATTAAGCCAATTATTGCGAAGGCAAAGGAACTTGGCTATGATAATCCGACTATGATTGATAACATCGAGGATGCTAAGAAAGTATTAGTATTGATTTAATAAAACGAAGGAGGAATTGAATTGAGAAGCAATAAAATGACGAGTATTGAAAAAGAGCAGTGGGATAAACTGTATCAATATGTAAAAAAAGAAATACTCTTATATGATGATTCTCAGTCAATTCCTTCTAGTCTTGTATTAAGACTAAAAGGGTTGACGAAAGGGAAGTATATAGAGAATAAGAGCATAGAGGATAAAGCCGATTACTCCTATGAAATCATATTATATACTTTCCAAATTTGCAAACCATCAATTATGAGTGCTTTGGCAAACAGAACTTTTGATAATGAATCCTATAAGTTTAACTATATATGCAAGATAGTTGAAAACAATATTAATGATGTTTATTCAAGAGT